TAGAAAAATAAACAGAAATGAACATGCGGTGTTTTGGGACGGCGTAAATGTTAGTAGAGATTTTTTTGAAAGAAACTTATCCCCCGTTGCAAAAATAGCGGCTATAGCCAACCCTACCGAGTATTTTGAAAAATATAATAGGTACTATGTAACAATTGGCATGCATGCTGAATGCGCTGCGGAATGGGGTATGCACTTGATTAAAGATGCCCTTGAGAGCCATAATGTAGGGACTAAACTTCGTAAGGAAAAACCTCAAAATGCCATACGTAAACAAACCTAGACCATACAAAAAAGAATACGAACAGTATCAGGGTAAACCCGAACAAATAAAGAATAGGGCTAAACGTAACACAGCCCGTGCGGAGCTAATGAAAGATGGAAAGGTATCAAAAGGAGATGGAAAAGACGTCGACCACTCAAAGCCTCTCAGCAAAGGGGGCACAAGTGCTAAAAGCAATCTCAAGGTTAAATCCGCTAGCAACAATAGGTCGTTTAGCAGGAACTCAGATCACTCCGTCAAACGGAATGCAAGCAAGAAATAGCATCCTAACGGATTACAACTGGCCTGGTAAACATAAACCTTTTGCGCATCAAAAGCAAACTTCTGAGTTCTTAACGCTTAACCGCAAGGCTTTCTGCTTTAACGAGCAGGGTACAGGCAAAACGGCTAGCGTGATATGGGCAGCTGATTACCTATTGAACCTAGGTGTCATCCGTCGTGTGCTTGTGATTTGCCCTTTATCTATTATGAAATCGGCATGGCAACAGGATTTATTTAAATTTGCAATTCACCGCACATGCGACATTGCCTATGGCGACCCTAAACAACGTAAGAAAGTATTAGCTGCTGGCGCTGAGTTTGTCATTATTAACTATGACGGCGTTGATATTGTTAAACAAGAAATATTAAATGGTGGGTTTGACCTGCTCGTAATAGACGAAGCAAGTGCCTATAAAAATGCACAGACAACCCGTTGGAAGACCCTCAGAGATATAGCCGCTCAAGTTAAGGGTATGTGGATGCTTACTGGTACTCCAGCAGCACAATCTCCTGTAGATGCATTTGGTCTAGCTAAACTTATTAATCCCGATAACACTCCTAAGTTCTACGGTCAGTTTCGTGACCAAGTAATGTACAAAGTAGGCACGTATCGTTGGATACCAAAACCTCAAGCCCAGTCTATTGTGCATAAAGTGTTACAACCCGCTATTCGGTTTGAAAAAGATCAATGCTTAGACTTACCTGATGTAACCTTTGTAGAACGAGATGCACCCCTTACCTCCCAGCAAATTAAGTATTACAAATTACTTAAAAAACAAATGCTAATACACGCAGATGGGGAGCAGGTTAGCTCAGTAAATGCGGCTGTTAATATTAATAAACTACTGCAGATCTCTGGCGGTGCGGTCTATACGGATACTAAAGAAGTCATAGAGTTTGATGTTTCTAACCGTTTGAAAGTTATAGAAGAAGTTATTAACGAAGCATCACATAAGGTCCTGGTGTTTGTTCCATTTACACATACTATAGAACTACTAAACAAATATTTAACAGCAGCTAACATACCTTGTGCAATTATCAACGGGCAAGTTCCTGTAAACAGAAGGCACGACATAATCAACGACTTTCAATCAACAGAAAACATCCGTGTGCTTATCATCCAACCTCAAGCGGCATCACACGGGTTAACACTAACTGCTGCTAACGTAATCATTTGGTATGCTCCTGTAACCAGCGTAGAAACATACTTGCAAGCCAATGCACGTATTAATCGCCCGGGGCAAAAGAACCCCATGACCATTGTGCATATCAAAGGAAGTGAAGTAGAAGCAAGACTTTACAGAATGTTACAAAATAATATAGACAGCCACACAAAAATAATTGACTTATATAGACAAGAAATCGAAGAAATAGCTTGACATTGTCAAAGTCATTGATATACTAGTAGTTCGTAGTTAGAAGGAGCTAATGATGGAGAATGCAATAGATAATTTGCATGAAGTACCAGCAGATAAACTTGCCGAGATTTATATAAAAATCCGTGACAAGCGAGCTGAGATTAAAGAGAAGTTCGAAGCAGAAGATGCGTCATTGAAGGAGCAACAAGATTTATTAGCGGAAGAGATGCTAGAAGTTTGCTACGAAAATAACGCTGACAGCATTAAAACACCAGCAGGGACAATCATTCGTAAAGTGGATACACGGTACTGGACGACGGATTGGGATTCTATGTATCAGTTCATACAAGAACATGATGCCTACCCCCTGCTCGAGAAGAGGATACATCAAACTAACCTCAAGCAGTTTCTTGAAGAGAATCCAAATCTGTTACCTGCTGGTTTACAAGCAGACAGTAAATACACCGTGGTCGTTAGAAGGAGCAAAACATGAGTAATATTTCTATTTTTCAGCAGCAAAACACAGTAGCAACTAATCGTGAGGTTAGCGAATTATCTAAAGCTCTAGCGGATAGCGGTGGCGGTTCTACTAGCCGTCGTATTACCATGTCCAAAGGCGTATTCCGTCGCATTGTGAACGGCAAAGAAGCAGGCAAGGTTAAAGATGGTTTCTTAAATGTAATCGTTATTAACGCATTACCAAAGGTGTCTCGTCAGTTCTACGCTACTGCGTTTGATCCTGATGCTGCTCCAACTCTACCTGACTGCTGGTCTAACCAAGGCGATGTACCTGACCCTAAAGCTGCCAATGCTCAGTCTACAAACTGCGCTACCTGCTCACAAAACATTGATGGTTCAGGTACAAACGGTAAAGGTCGTGCATGTCGCTTTAATCGTCGTGTTGCTGTATTGCTTGAGAACGATATGAGTGGCGATATTTACCAATTTAATATTCCTGCCAAGTCTTTGTTTGGTAAGGGTGTTGGTAATACCCATCCGTTTGAAAGTTATATTAAGTTCCTGCCAGCTAACGGCGAGAGCATTGATCGCATCATTACTCAGATTGCATTTGATGAGAACGAGACGGCTGATGTGCTGAAGTTCACCCCAGTGCGTCATTTGACCGATGAAGAGATTGATGTTGTAGAAACAGCACAAGCCACTCAAGAGTCCAAGAGAGTTATTCAGTTAACTGTTGCTCAGCAAGATGGCGTTGTAAAGCTACCACCAGTAGCAGCTAAACCAGTTTTTGAATCTGAAGCTGAGCCCGATGAGCCTGTTGTTAAACGAACCAAGAAAGCTGAAGTGCCCCCTGCTGCACCTAAAGCAAAGTTAGCAGATGTAGTTAACGCTTGGTCGGATAACTAATAATGAGCTACGGCTATAGTGCTAAAACTATTCAGCTTAATAAAAAAGCTAGTAACACTAAGCTTGGGGTTGCGTTAGGTAGGGCTGCAATAAGAAAGGGTGTATCGGTTGCTGATATAGCAGAGATGTTAAATGTTAGTCGGCAAACGGTATACAACTGGTTTATTGGGGCATACGACCCTAAGCCGCAGCTATCTAAATGTATTACCAAGCTTATAGCTAATAGACTTAGTAAGTAATAAAAAGCATCACCGGAAGGTGAGGGGGGATTAGTCCCCCCTTTTTTCCCCTAACAACGAGACGAGAATGGCAAATATAGACCTACTAAACAGAGTGCAAAGCCCCAATGGGTGGCTTACCGTGCTCGGCTTAAAGGGTAAGTCTGCTATACAAGAGCTTGTTCAAACACGAGAAGAATTTGATAAGCACGTAGAAGATTTTCTGTCCAAGGGCAGAGATGTTTATTTTGGTGTTGCTAAGTTTGAGACAAACCTAAATCGTAAAAAAGAGAACGTAAAAGACCTCAAAGCATTTTGGCTTGACTTAGATTGCGGTGAAGCAAAAGCAGAATTAAACCCAAAGACCAATCGCCCTGATGGCTACATAGACCAAGCAACAGGTTTACAAGCACTAAAAGACTTCTGCAAATTAATCGGATTACCAAAGCCTTTACTTGTTAACTCAGGTAGGGGCATCCATGCGTATTGGCCCCTTGCTAACCCTGTTAGTAGAGAAGAGTGGGAGCCAGTTGCTAATCGTTTGAATGAACTATGTGTATTGCATAACCTTTATGTCGATGCAAGTGTATTTGAAATAGCTAGGGTGCTTAGAGTTCCTGGCACATTGAACTTTAAAGATAATCCACCTAAGCCAGTAGAAATAATCTGTGATGCGCCAGATGTTGAGTACGAAACATTTAAGACCTTACTCGGTGTAAAGGAAGCGCCTAAAAAGCCTACTGCACCTAAAGAGCTAAGCGAGTTACAAAAAGCTATGGCTGCTAATACCGTATCTCGGTTTAGCAAGATTATGATTCGCAGTGCCAACAATGAAGGTTGTGCACAGTTGTTGTATCAATACCAGAACCAAGAATCTGTATCTGAACCTATGTGGTTCAATGCACTATCTATTGCCCATCGTTGCGTAGATAGAGAGACTGCAATCCATAAAATTTCAGAAAAACATCCTAGTTATTCTCCCGAAGATACAGAAGATAAAGCTAGTCATACAGCATTTGCTCAGCGTTGCAGTACGTTTGAAAAAAATAACCCAGGCGGTTGTGATGGTTGCCAATGGAAGGGGCGTATCGGTTCACCTATTGCCCTAGGTAGAGAAATAGTAAAGGCAGAAGAAACCGAAGTGCACGAGACGCAGGCATTAGATGACGCTGTGACGTATAAGATACCCTCTTACCCATTTCCGTATTTTCGTGGGAAGAACGGTGGCATCTATATAACAATCAAAGACGAAGAGGAATCAGAACCAATCTGCGTGTATGAGCACGACTTATATATCGTAAAGCGAATGCATGATCCTGACCCTGCGGTTGGCGAACTTGTATTAATGCGGTTGCACCTACCTAAAGACGACGTACGGGAGTTTACGATTCCGTTGTCTACCGTGGCAGTAAAAGAAAGATTACGTGAAGCGTTGTCAACAAAAGGCGTCGCAGGGATGCCAAAGCAAATGGATCAACTAATGGCATTCTTAATGTCATTTATTAAAGAATTGCAGTACAAAGGAAAGGCAGAACTTATGAGGACACAATTTGGCTGGGCAGATAAGAACAGCAAATTTATTATTGGTGATAGAGAGATTAGCAAAGACGGTACATTCCATAGCCCACCCTCTGCAAATACTAGATCGTTTGCGGACGTTATGCACCCCAAAGGCACACTAGAAAAATGGAAAGAAGTATTTAACTTGTATGGTGCTCCAGGATTAGAACCCCATGCATTTGCTGCGCTTACTGCGTTTGGCGCGCCGCTTCTTAAGTTTACTGGTCATAGCGGAGCAATCATAAATCTTATCCACAAAGAGTCAGGCACAGGTAAATCTACTGCGTTGTATATGTGCAATAGCGTGTATGGACACCCCGACAGACTAGCTGCAATATGGAAAGACACCTTAGCCGCCAAGATGTTGCATCTAGGGATTATGAATAACCTGCCCTTTACGATTGACGAGATTACCAACATTAGCCCTGCCGAGTTTTCTACGCTGGCTTATAGCATGTCCCAAGGTCGTGGTGCTAACAGGTCTAGATCAGATAAAAACGAGATGCGTATTAACAATACCACTTGGCAGACGATATCCTTGGCAAGTTCAAACGCTAGTTTCTACGAGAAGTTAGGGGTGCACAAGAACAGCCCGGATGGTGAGAGCATGCGCCTATTAGAGTATCAGATACATCCAAGCAATATTATCCCTGTGCACGTAGCCAAGGCAATGTTTGACCATCAACTAAAAGAAAATTACGGGCATGCTGGCGACATCTACTGCACCTATCTACTGGGTAATTTAGAAGACACAGTCAGTAACTTGTTGGCAATTCAAGCCAAGATTGATAAAGAAATGCGTCTGACTTCTAAAGAACGTTTCTGGTCTGCGCTTATTGCTTGTAACATAACAGGCGGTTTGGTTGCTCGTATGCTTGGGTTGCATGACTACGATATGAAAGCCATATATACATGGGCTATGCATATGCTAACTACAGTACGGCAAGATATTGCACCTCCAGCTAATAACGCTGCAGCTATTATTGGTGACTATCTTAACCGTAACATACAAAGCATGTTGGTTGTAAACAACGAGGTGGATAAACGTACCAATATGCACTCAGTGCCTGTACAAGAGCCACGGGCTGACTTAAAAATACGCTATGAACCTGATACTAAGATGATGTATATCGTAGCCAAGGACTTTAAGAAGGATTGTGTGGAGTCACAAGCCCCATACAAAGAGACACTTAATGAGTTAAAAGCCCGTGGTATCTACGTAAAAGCCGATACCAAGCAGATGTCTAAGGGTATGCGTGTTACATCTCCTGGAGTTCATGCATTGTTTTTTGACTGCTCTGTACCTGACTTTATTGATATGGATGCGGTTGTAGCACCGATTATCGAGCATGCTAGTAGAGAAGATTAGTTATAACGTGAATTGGAGGAACTTTAAGGTAGGGTATTCAATCTTCATACCTTGTCTTAATCCTGATGCCGCCAAAAAAGACATCTTGCGTGTTACAAAAAGGCTAAAGATAGAAGTTTTGTTTAAGACTGTTATTAACGAAGGGGTAAAAGGTTTACGCATCTGGAGAATTTAACTATACTCGAGCACAGAACAGCTCGTCTGTTTCTCCTCGGAAGTTAGCTCCTTCCACACCTTTACCCCCCGCCCAGTGCGGGGGTTTTTTATCTAAGTGGATTAACAGCTCGAACGCTAGGCATCAAAATATCTTCTTTTGATTCTGGTATATATAAACCACGATCTACTAAGTCTTTGCGTTTTTCGTAAGCTTCTAAAGAACGCTCAATTGTATCGTCATCTATCTCGTAATCGTCATGCGGGTACCGACGATTGTGTTTATCAATTCTTTTAAATATTCTTCCAACTTCTTCGGGTGATTTACCAGTTGTAGTTGCTTCATTAAGCTCTTTTAGTAGCTTAGATCTAGCTGCATCAGCTTGTCTATCTTCTTGTGCATACTTAAAGTTTCTTTCCTGTATGCGACTCAAACGAGTAGATTGAAATCCTAGTGCCTGAGCAGCAATATTTAGGTTGTTTAATTCATTTTTACGTAAGAGCATATCACCAGCTTGGTTTTTAGCGCCTTCTTCACTTAGCCGTGCTGCAACTAATGGAGCTTTAAAGAATGCGGGAGCAAATTTTTCTAGCCCACGTTGAATTTTACCGTTTGCTATATCTTGTACGCCATCTAACATAGTACTTCCAATTGAAAAGCCAGGACCTAAATTAGCCGCAAGGAAATTAAGGAAAGTTTCTTTGTCAAAAAAACCAGTAGGACCTAGTTTTGAGCCCCTAAAC